CGCATACCATTGATATTACTATGCTAGTACTAATGTTTGTGTAATTTGTACTAAAAAATGGTATTTTATTATTGAATAATATTTATTAATATGTTATCATTAAATTAAGGAGGATGGTAATGATGTGGATATTAATACAGCATAACGAGAAGAATACAAGATTTAAATATGTTGCAAGTCATGATTATAATGCTATAATTTCATATATAAATAAATTCTCTGATGTAAAGAAATATAATGATTATTTATTCATTACTAGAGATGGTATTTATTTTGAAATTAAGTTAGGAGAGGATTTAGATTATGCAAGGAAAGAAATACAAAAGAACAAGAAAAAGAAGTTCATACATAAGTAAAGGAACTGGAAGTAAAATAGTTAATACTGGTAAAGGAAGTATTGCTAAAAAGAGAGTTAGAGGAAGAAAACCTAAAGTTGATTTAGAAAAAGAAACAAGAAAGCTAGTTAGTAAAGCTAATGCTAGATTATCTTCATTACAAAGAAGATATAAGTCTGGAACATGGGCTAGTAAAAAATTAGCTAATAGATTAAGTTCTAATAAAATGAAAATGTGGTCAAAAGGTAAAATTAAATTAGGTAAGAATCCAACAAAAGCTCAATTGATTGCTGTTAATAAAGCAACTAATCAATTTTTAAATAGTTTAACATCAACTAAGAAAGGAATAAAAAAGACAAGAGAACAAACTATTGAAAGTTTAAGAGGAACTTTATCAACAGAAGATGAAGAGATGAGTTATGAAGATGCTGAGAAATTTTATGAAATGTTTGGAGAAGATAGCTTTTCTAATATAGCTGATAAAATAGGAGCTAGTTCATTACAAGCTGTTATTGAGGATGCTATTGAAGAGGGAGATTCAGAAAATGATTTTATAAAAAGAATTGAAACTTATGCTGGATTGTCTATGAATGATTTGGATTTAAGAGAATCAGCTAAAACATTGTTTGAAAAATATGTATTATAGAGAGGTTAGTGATATTAGGTGCTTTATTGGAATAAATATAATGGTGTAGGTCATGAACCTAATATCAAAGGAAAAAGAAAATTTTATGATACTAATATTTATACATTTGATATTGAAACAAGTTCTTATTATATACTAAATGGAAAAGTTTATCCAGCTATTAAATATGATGAATTAGGAGATAAAGAAAAACAAAGAGCCATTAAAAGAAGTCATATGTATATATGGATGTTTAGTATAAATGATATTGTTTATTATGGTAGAACTTGGAATGAGTTGAAGTTATTTTTAAAAAGACTAGATGATCATATAGGTGATACTAAATATGTATTTATTCATAATTTAGCTTTTGAGTTTCAATATTTGAAAAGTAACTTTCATTTTGATGAGGTGTCAGCTCGTAAATCACATAAGGTTATAAGTGCAATAATGAGAGATTATAACATAATACTTAAATGTAGCTATATGATGAGTAATGTTGCATTAAAGTATTTACCTAAAATGTTTAGTTTACCAGTTGAAAAGAAAGTTGGAGATTTAGATTATTCACTTATAAGAAATCCTAATACTCCAATGAGTGAAAAAGAGCTTGGATATTGTGAATATGATTGTTTAGTATTATATCATTATATTTTAAAAGAGTTAGAAGTATATGAAGATGTAAAACATATACCATCAACTAATACTGGAAAAGTTAGAAGAGAACTCCAGAACTTAACAAGAACTAATTTTAAATATAGGAGAATAGTAAAGAAAGCAATTAATACTAATCCTCATATTTATAATCTACTTTGTGATGCTTTTTTAGGAGGATATACACATGCTAATTGGATTTATGCTGATTCAGTTTTAGAGAATGTTGATTCATATGATATTGCATCCAGTTATCCTTATGTATTAGTTACACAAAAATATCCTAATAGTGAGTTTAGACCATGTAAGATAAAGAAAAGAGAAGAGATGTCAAAAAGATTAGCTTATTTATTAGTTGTTAGATTTAAGAATGTTAAATGTAAATATTACAATAATTTTATAAGTGCTAGTAAATGTAGGAATTTAAGAGGAGCAAAATATGATAATGGTCGATTAATTTCAGCATCTGAATTTGAAATGACATTAACCGATATTGATTTTTACTTTTATTTAGATACATATGATTTAGAGTATGAGATATTAGAATGTTACTATTCTAGTATGAGTTATTTACCTAAAACATTAATTGAATTTATTCTGGATAAGTATGTTGGTAAAACTGAGTTAAAAGGTATTCCAGAAAGAGAGATGGAATATGGAAGAATAAAAGGAATGTATAATTCTATATATGGAATGAGTGTTACTAATAATATAAGAGATGATGTTATTTATGATGATGCAACTGGAACATGGGAAGAAGTTCCACTTGATAATGATACAATTATTAAAAAACTAGGAAGTGAAAAGAAAAAAGCATTTTTATCTTTTGCATATGGTGTTTGGGTTACAGCATATGCTAGAGATAATTTACTTCGAAGAGTAATTGCTAATGATGATTATGTAGTATATTGTGATACTGATTCATGTAAATTAGTAGATGGATATGATAAAAAAGTATTTGAAGATTACAATAAAAGTGTAGAAGATAGAATTAATTTTGTATGTAAAATATTAAAATTAGATGTTAGAAAATATGCTCCATCTGATATTAAAGGCAATAAACACATGATGGGATTATTTGAAAAAGAATGTAATTATAAAGAGTTTATAACTCAAGGTGCTAAAAAGTATGCTTATATAATAGATGATAAAATACATATAACTGTGGCTGGAGTTCCTAAAGCTGGAGCAAAAGCTCTAAAGAGTTTAGATGATTTTAGAGATGATTTTATATTTAATTATAAAGATACTAATAAAAATTTAGTAATGTACACTGAAGAACAATCACCAGTTGAAGTTATGGATTATTTAGGATTAACTTATTTAGTAACTGATAGGAGTGGATGTTGTATATTACCTAATACATATAAACTAAGTAAGAGCTTAGATTATGCTAATTTAATAAGTGATGATTCAAGTGCAAGAGCAAGATTTAAGGAGGGATAAAATGAAAAAACATTATAGTAATTATAATAGATATAAAAATACTACAAAGGAAGAAAGAGCAAAAGATTTACATAATATTATATGTCCTAGATGCAAATATCATAATCATGATGTTTGGATTAAAAAATATGGTAAATGTAATTTATGTGGATGTGTGTTAGATAAAAATTATTTTATTAGAAGTATGAAGAGGAGATTACAAAATGGATAAATTTTTATATATATTAATTGTAGTAATATTAGGAATATTTGTTTATTTTGGTTATAATTGTTATAATCTATATAGATTTAAAAATTGTTATGATAATAATTTTAAATTAGATTATTGCAAATACTATGAAAATTATTAGGAGGTTATTATGGAAGATAAGAAAGATTTAAAATTCATACAAGGATTTACTAAAATAAAAGTTAGTCAAGCATGTAGATTCTTTGGATATAATCAATCAAATTTAATGAAAGGTAAATGTGGAAGAGATGCTGAGAATAAAGTTAGAAAGTTTTTAGAATATGAACTTGCTAATCTAAGACTTTCTGAAGTTGGAGAGTTAGTAGGTGAATTGGAATGTCAAGAAAAGTTATCCACTACTCGTTAGATGAAATAGATAAATTAGGAGCTAATGTTAATTTAATATGGGGAGAGAGAAGTAATGGAAAAAGCTATCAAGTAAAGCATAAAAAAGGTATTATTCCATATTTAGATGATGCCTATAGATTTGTTGATAATTATAATGATAAAGGTAATATAATTAAGATGCATCAAGATTCTGGAAAAAGATTTATTCTAATGAGAAGATTTAAGGAAGAAATTAATTCAGCTTGGATTGAATCATATTTTAGTGATGTTAATATAGAAGAGCTAACAGATGGTGAATATAATATGGTTACATTATATAGAAAGGAAATATATTTAACTCATTATGATGTAGAAACTCATAAATCTAAAAGAGGAGCTAAAATTGGTTATGCTGTTTCACTATCTACTGAGCAAAATTATGCTGGAGGTTCTTATTTAGATGTATCTGATATTATATTTGAAGAGTTCATGTCTAGAACTACATATTTACATGATGAACCTAATAAACTTCTTAACTTCTATTCAACAGTTGATAGAAAAAGAGGAACAACTAAACTTTGGTTAGTAGGTAACACTATTACAAGAGTTTGTCCATATATACAAGATTGGGGATTAAATGAGATAATATTCAAACAAAAACAAGGGGAGATAAAAACATTATGGTTATCTACTGGAGAAGTAGATGATGATGGAATACCTATTGAAGTGAAACTTGCTGTTGAACATTGTAAATCAACTGGAAATTCTTCATTTGTTTTTGGAACTCATGCTAATATGTTAAATAAAGGTGAATGGCAAAGTGATCCTCAACCAAAATTACCTAAAAGCTATAAAGAATATAAGATGCTTTATAGATTTGCTTTTCATTATAAAACTTTTACATGGTTATGTGAATATTTAATGGATAAAGAAACAAAAGATGTTATTTGGTTTATTTATCCATATTCTGGAGAACTAAAAAGAAATATAATTGTATTTAGTGATATTATAAAAACAAGTCCATATTGGCAAAAAGATATTTATAATCCATTAATAAAAAATAAAACATTGGTTGATTTATTTAAAACATTTAGAGAAAATAGAATTTTTTATTCTACTGATTTATGTGGAACTGAATTTAAGCAATCAATAGATTTTGAAATAAGGAGATGATTTAAATGGGATTACAAAATTCACAAATAATAATTTGTAAAAATATAAAATTAGATAAAAGTTATAAAGATGTATTAAATTATACTGAACAACAAATGGTTAGTTTATGTCAAGCTAATGCTGTTGCAAGTGCAAACAATTATTCATTTATAAGAGGAGAAAGAGGATATATAAAAACATCATTTTCATATAATGATGCTCTAAAATGTAATTATATGGCTTTTCAAAATCCAGATTATTCTAATAAATGGTTTTTTGCTTTTATTGATGATGTTATATATGATAATGATGGAACAGCTAGGATTCGTTATACAATAGATGAATTTTCTACATGGTTTGATTATTGGAATCCAGAACCTTGTTTTGTAGAAAGAGAACATGTTAATGATGATACTTTTGGTCTACATACAATAAATGAGGGATTAGATTTTGGAGATTATATAGTTTCATCTTATGGATTAATAGAATCAAGCACATTTAGTTATACAAAAATGCATGTTTGTATAGGTGTTTCATGGTTACCAGATAATACTCCTAGTCTATATACAACTAATAGAATGATTGGAGGAGTATTCTCTGGAACATATTATTTAGTATTTAAAGGAATAGGGGATGCATCCAAATTTATAAAAGCATATGCTGAACTTGGTCATGTAGCTGATATTCAATGTCTTTATATGATTCCAGAAGTTTTAGCTACAATTACTAGTTCAACAACTTGGAATTCAGCTGGATTAGGTGATGAAACTGATATTAATTTTATAACTTTACATGGTTCAACTGGAGTAATAATTATTAATGATAATATATCCATTTCAAGACCAACAACAATTGGTTCATATACTCCTAAGAATAATAAAGTTTTATGCTATCCATATAATTCATTAACAATATCTAATAATTCTGGTTCAATGGCTGAGTATAGATATGAAGATTTTATTAATAATTCTCCATTGTTTTCTTTAGTCGGTTTACAAGCTCCATCATGTCCTATGTTTATTTATCCTAAAAATTATAAGAAAGATGACACATCTAGAAGTGGTTATGTTTGGGGATTACCTTTAGCAAAAATTCCTCAAGGAAGTTGGAATGCTGACATGTATACAAATTGGATGACACAAAATGGTGTTAATATATTAGGAATGAGGATAGATGCTCCAACATCTCATGCAATTGGAGGATCAATTGAAGCTCTAATTGGAGGAGCAACAAAATCATTTGAGGGTGTTGGTTCTGGATTTGGTAAGATGTTAGGAGCTGTAACTGAAAATTATAGAGCAAGTATGATTCCTAATCAAATTGGTGGTCAAACAACAATTGGAGATGTTACTTTTGCTTATGATAAATTAGCTCCATCATATTATAAAATGCAAATAAGAGAAGAATATGCAAGAATAATTGATGATTGGTTTACAAGATTTGGTTATAAAATAAATAGAGTTAAACTTCCTAATCAAATTGGAAGAACTTATTGGAACTTTGTAAAAATAGGAAGTGGAGAATCAATTGGATATTCAACTAATACTAATAGAAGTGTTCCAGCAGCATCAATGGAGATAATAAATACAATATATAGAAATGGAACTACAATTTGGCATAATCATGCTAATATTGGAAATTATAGTTTAAATAATACAATTGTATAAAATAAAAAGAACTCAATTGAGTTCTTTTATTATGATTCTAAACTTCCAAAGTCTTTCCATGTATTACCATCAACTGTACATACTGAACCAATATATGTAGATGGAGTTGTGTATTGTAGAGTATCACCTACAAAGAAATTAGGGTATCTTCTATCATCAGATGGTTTACTATCAAATGTAAATTTTAAATTATTTACTTTAGGTAAATCAACAATATTATTAGTATCAGTTGAACATGTTATTTTATATAAAGATGAATTAATTAAATGTAATGAATGTTTAGACCATGCATTTTCACATCTATATCTAATTTTGAAATAAGTACAATTTTCTGGAATTTTAAATATGTTACTAGAATATTTAAATTTTGTTTCAGTATCTCTAGTTGAACGATTTATTGAAACATTCCATGTTTCAAAATTAGTATCACTACTATTATAAAACATAATAGCTATTTGTTGAGAAATAGGAGTTCCAGCTGTATAAGGATACTTTGATTTACATAAAGTTTTTAAAAGATATATTTCACCAGGTTGGCAAGTAAAAGGTTTAGAATTAATCATACATTCACCAGCTATATTATTTTTGTTTAGATTTAGAACAATACCATTTTCATTATCTTTTGTTCTATTTACAAAATCAAGCCATGATGCTGATACATATCCCATAATCCAATCACCATTAGTTTGATTTCCTACAGTCGCAAAATAATTATCTGTAATTAAATTATTTGAAAAATTAACAGAATTAATTAAATTTAAATTTCCTGAATGTGGTAAAAAACTATTAGCATCAATACTTTCAATTTTACAATTTTCAATTGTTAAATCTCCACCATGATACATTAATTTACCTATTCTTGAATCAAGAATTTTAACATTTTGAACTTGATCTAAAGTATTAAAATATTCAAATACTTCTAGATCATTAAGATTACAATTTATGAAAGTTATGTTTTTACATGTATTTTCTTCAGATGGTTCAATATCAACTACAACTCCATCAAATATTTCATCATTTCGTTGTAAATTTTCAAAATATAAATTAGATACATTAAATTCAATGATAATATCTTGAAAATTATTATTTTCAAATTCACAATTAATAACTCTCATATCATGACAATCTCTAAAATATAAAGCCCATACATTTAAACCACTTGCATTTGGTGATACTTCTTGTTGTTGAAAACCACTAAATTTACAATTATTAAACTCAATGAAACTTTTATTTCTTAAATCAATTCTATTCCATTCTTTGTCATTATTTAAAGAATGTATATGTAAATTATTAATTATACTATTACTTGCAAAATTTGTTAATCGTTGTGTTTCAAATAAACAATTAATAGTAGAATTATTTCCATTAATTTTTCCAGATGGAAAAGCAACAGCTTCAACTAAATATGTTCCATATGGAATATTTATTGTTTTAGCATTTATATTAGAAAGTTTTTGGAAAGCTAAATCATCATTTGTAACTCCATCTCCTTTGGCTCCCAATTGTTTAACATTTATTTCTCCATTAGTAATTAAAGTAGCATATAAACCATTATTTAATAGCTCTTGATATTCAGTTTGTGATTGTGTATTTGTTATTTTATAAGTAGAACAACCTCCATCGTTTACTTCATAATATCCTAAAGTTTTTGCATAACTTCCATTAATTAAATTAGTAGCCAATTTCATTTCAGCAACATTATCAAAACACCAAAGAGCAGTTGATTGAATAAATTGTTCGATTATTTGTTCAAGAACTCCATCTTCTAACATTTGATCAAGTTTATTGTTGATTTCCTCTTGAACATCTAAGTTATCAAAATAATTTCTAACATAATCATCCAAATTATTAAAAGCATCTTCTAATTCATCCTTAGTATTATTAACATAATCTTGTAAAGCTAAGAATGATTCATACATTCTAGTAATTGAATCATTTTGTTCATTTTGATTAGCAATTACATCATTTAAGAATTTAACAACTAGACATAATAATTCATAATCAGTTAAAGCATCAAAATCTTTTTCTATATAAGGAAAATTAGTTAATTGTTGCATATTCATTAATACAAGTTGTCTAAAACTTAAATTAGTTGTAATTGTTGAATCTGGTATATTTACATTTCCTTGCATTTTAATTCCTCCTCTATACTAATCCATAAAACAATGGTTCTAAATCTTCAAAAATCATTGTCATTATAGATTTTTTATTTTCAATAAATTCTTTATATAATTTCATTTTATCACTTGGTGTTCTAATTATAGTTTCACTTGTATTTCTTGAATCAGTTCCACTAGATAAACTAGAAACACTTCCATTATCTGTATCATAATTATAATCAGTTATATATTTACCATCTCTAACATTTGATAGTTGTTGTTGAGGTGTATCAGAATATCTTCTATCAGATGTATTTTGAGAAGTTGTAGTATTATTAAGAGAATTAGTTCCAGCATCAGTAACAGTTCTTGTAACTCTTTCTCCATCATTAAATATATTCCAATTTTCTAACATATCAAACATTTTATTATACATTGGCATAATTTCATTCATTTTAACATTTAAAGCAATTTTAAAGGCATTAACTGTATCATAACCAATTCTTCTCATAAGAAAGTGATTTAATATCATAACTTCAAAATCTTCCTTATTAACATTTGAAGATAGAGGATATTCAAAATCAAATATATCTTCTCTTCCAGCCACTGCTAAATTTTTTATTTTTGTTTGTTCTAGAGCATCATAATTAACTAATGAATTTAATATCCTATATAGTGTTGGTGGTAAATTATAATCTGGAAATGCTGGAGGTATTATAAAAGGATATACTCTATAAACTCTCTGTCTCATTTAACTCCACCTCCTCTAACATTTCTTTAACTTCTTCAGTTGTAGGTTCTCCATCATAATATGACACTTCAATATTAGTTCCGAACTTTTTATTGATTTCATCAATTGCTCTTTTACGAGGTTCAAATCTTGAGAATCTACTTGCTATTGTTCCACCTTGAGATGCACTCATTTCATCTCTAATCATTCTCTCTTTTTTCTGTTCAACTAAATTTGCAACTCCAATTAAACGATAGAACTCAGCCCATTCTTTATCTAAATGTAGATCTATTTTATCAGCAACAAATGGAGCTGGAGCTAAAACTACATTCATATCATCAATATCTATTGATTCATAAGTAGCAATATTTTCTTCCATTCCATCTATATTTGATAACATGTCTTGTAAAGTTCTCTTTTTATCTTGAGAAGTTTTCCAAATTCTAGGGGTTCTTTGTTGAACAATATTAACATCAATTGTTCTTTTAGAAAGTGCAATTCTCTCAGCCATCTGACATATATCTAAAAAGATTGGATAACGACCATTATTATCATACATAATTACAAATTCTCCTTGATTAAGTTGTTTGTAATAAGTACCATTTGCAGCTCTACACATAATTTGTTGTGGTCTTCCATAAATATCAAAGTTTCCTATTACATCATAAGGAAGTGCAATTAATCCTAATACATCATCCATAAAGAAAGCAATTGAACCATTTCTAAGAAGTGTTTTATTTAAATATGATACATCAATAAACTCTGGAAGATTTTTAAATTCAAAAACATTTTCAGCAAGTGTTAACATTTCTTCTCTATACATTAAATATGTTTTCATATTAGTTAACTGACTATTTATTAATTTTTTTCTCATAATCTTCCTCCTCTCTTAGTTTAAAAAAGAGAGGGATTTTAACTCCCTCCCTTATAGGATTAATCAATAGTAATAGTTGCTGTGTTAGATTTAGTAGAATCATATACTGAAGTAGCTGTAACTGTTACTTCTCCAGTTGCATCAGCTGGAACTTTTAGAACTCCAGCTTGAGTGATTGTAACTCCAGCAGCTGCACTTGTATCATCTACACTCCAGATAACAGCCTTATTTGCAAATCCAGTTGTAACAACTGATGCAGTTAATTTTAATTCTTGACCAGCTGTAATAGTTGCTGTTGCTGGACTAACTGAAACTGAAGTAACTCCAATTGTATCAGTTGTAAATACAACAGCTTGTTTAAATGGTGAAGTTGATTTAATTCCCCAATAATGTAACCAATGATTATTCTTCATTGTTTCTGGATTATAGAAACTTGTTCTCTTGAATCCAGTACGATTTCCCTCAGTGAATACTTCTTCGGCATCAGTATCAGCAGCTCCATCTAAACGATAAGTTTTATTTTGGAACCATTCATTATCAATAATTGTTGCTGGAACATTAGCAAGAGCATCTAATTCAGCTGAAGTAAATGGAATGAATTGGTCTCCTAAAACTTCAGTTAAACGAGCAACATCATGATTTCCATAACCATCAATTAGAGCCATTCTAGATTTCATTTCAGCATCATTTCTAAAGAATGAAGTTGCTAAAACTTCAGTAGAAAGACTAGCTTCAAAATCTGTATTAACAATAGCAATTTGTTTAGAGAATGGAGTTGCTATTCGAAGTCCTGCAGGATTATAATTTGGATTTCTAAATGTCATTAAGTTTGAAATGTTCTTCATTGCTGCAACTCTTTCACGAGCTGTTAAATTATTATAATTAGCTATTTGAACACTTGTTACAGTACCATCTAAAATTCTTCTACATAACATATACTTATTAACTATATATTTATCATATTTATAGCCCTCATAAAGTGATGAGATAATTTCATCTATTAAAGTAACTAGACCACCCTCATTATAAAAAGCCATAGCCATTTGAGTATCTGAAGTAGTTGTTTTGTAGAATTTTTGATAATTTAATGGATGAATATATTCTAAAACATTTGGAACAACATTCTCTAAGAAATGGTCAACATCAGTTGCATATGTATTGTAATCAAATACATCAGCAATATCAACAGCCATTTCACGAGCAGAATCTCCAAAACTCATATATCCATTATTTGTAAAATTCTCCCATGGGTCTTCCCAATAGTTTCTATCAATCATTGTTAAACCAATTACATTGATAGCATTAATAAAAGCATTTTTGTATCTTTCATTATTAACAATAATTTTACCAATTGGAGCAATTGATTCACCTTGAACAGGTAGGTCAATATTATCTCTTAAAACTGGTTGAGAGTTAATTATGAAAGACAATAATTCAGCATCATTATGTCCTAACATATATTATTCCTCCTTTTTTATAGTTCTTTGACATCAATAACTTCTTTTTCTTCTAAATCTTCATCTTCAACTTCTTTTTCTTCTTCATCAGATTCAACAGCTTTTAAAAATCTTGCTTTATATTTTTCTTTTAGTTCTTCATAATCAGCTTTAGCTTTTTCAAGTTCAGCTTTAATTCCAGCAAGTTCTTCAGATTCATCTGGAGAAACTGAATCAGTAATATCTTCCATTAAAGATATTTTAACTTCATCATCAAGTTCAAGATCATTTACTCGACTTGATAATTCCTCAGCACTATATTTAGCCATCCGCATCTCCTCCTTGTCTTATATATACAATAAAAAAGAACAAATGTCAAACATTTGCTCTATTATTTCTAAACTTCCTAGCATATAATACCCATGGAAATCTTTTCTTCTTTGATGTTTTTATTGGAGGTGTTTCTCCATATTCTAACCAATCATAACTTCCTCCAGCAACAACATATGTATCATCTATATATAAAGCATCCCACATGTGAATACCATTATATAAACCAATCCCTCCAGTATTCCATAATCTATCAGATGTATTATCAACTAAAGCATATTCCATATGCAAATGTTCTCCAAATGAATATCCATAATTTCCAGTAGTATAAAATTGTTGTCCTTGTCTAAATTCAGTCGTTACAACTGGAGGAGGATTGTCATTATGAGCAACTAGAACTCTAACATATTTTAATCCACTTGGTGTATGTACTTTTCTATTACTTTGTAAAATACAATTGTGGTCATTTCCAGTATAAACTATTGTTCCAGTAAATGGAGCATAAACTGGCATATGTGTCATTGGAACTCCAGTTGATGTTACTGGTAAAAAGTCTAAAGCATAAACATCATGTTCTGGTCTATTAGTATTTAATTTCATACATTCACATGGAAATAAACAAACTTCATATCCATCAGCAGCTATTTTTTGTTCATTAGCTCTCATTAAACTTCCTTACAATAAACTGTTCCAGATTTACCTTTTATACAAATCCATCCAGATGGACTTCTTCCCCATAATCCAAATCCTTTGTCTTTAGTTTCATAACAAGTGAATCTAGTTCCTTTTTTATAAACAGCATAACTATTTGGATTTTGTGATGTTGCATGTTTTTTTCCATCCTCAGTTAAATCTTTTACTAACTTTATTCCAGCATTATATGATGCATCCCATCTAACATACATATCTCCTAAAGTTTCATAAATTGGATGCTCTTTTGATGGAGTTGGTGCTGGTTCCTCATGATAAATCTTTGGTCTTAATCCTCCTCTTAATCCATTATAATAAATTCTTTGTTGAGTAAATTCTAGATGATTACTTTGATTTTGTCCTAAGAAAATTCCTAAATTATTTCCAGAATCTTTTCTAAACATAGCAATATGAGATGATGGACAACTTCTTGATTTTATTCCCCATATAGCCCAATCACCATCAACCATTGAATCAGCTCTTACTTTATCAAAGTATTTATCAAGTCCTAGTTCTTCAAAGTTATCCCAAATTGATGTTGCTAAATTAGTTGGAGAACAAAAAGTAACTTTTCCCATATTTAAACCTAATTCAATTCTTATCCAAGTTTTAAATCCATCAACACATTGGCAACCATAACGACCATCTTCATCAAATTTATGTCCTAATACTTTATCACAAAATTGTTGTGGTGTTTTACTCATCCTCATCACCTCCAGCAAATTCTTTTCCATCACTTACTGGATTATCTTCATCAGCTATTATTGGAAGAACTTCTCCAATATCTTCATTTTCAACAATTACATCTTCTTTAATTTCTTCTTTTTTAATCTTCTTTTTTCTCATCTTTATCACCATCCAAAGCTACAATTTTATCTTGTATTTTAGCAACTTCTTCTTGAGATTTTTCCATTAAGTTTAATTGTTCAATTATTAATGATAATTTAGTTTTTAATTTGTCTTTTTCTCCATCTAGTTCTAAACCTCCTAAAATTTCATTTAATAATCTTAACTCTTCTCTTGATAACATAAATTATACCTCCTTAAAATTAATCTTTTCTTCTATCTTATCAATTCTATCTGTCATTTTTTCCATATTAATTTGCATCTGGATCATTGTGTTTGATATTCTTGTCATTGTTTCATTTAATTCTTTTACATATGTAAATATAAAATATAAAAGAGCTATAAATGAACCAATACCCAATCCATTATCAACAATAAGTTTAAATAATTCTTCCATAAAATAATAACCACCTTTCTATCTAATATATAGCACAAGATGGTTATTTTTTCAATTATTTAGCTATTTTAACTTTTAAATATTCATGTCCTTTAATTTCAGCTGGAACTTTTACAACTTCAATTTTTAAAGGTGATTCCTTTGTTGGCATTCCTTTAAGTGCTACTATTTGAGCAAAGCTATAATAACAAGTTCCAGAACCAGTTACATAACTCTTTCCATCTTCATCAAATAAACAAAGTGAATGTTTCTTTCTTATAATTACTTCTCCAGTTTCTTCATTAGTTGTTTCATTTGGATATTCTCCAATAGTTGCTCCAATAATAGTTAATACTTTTCCAGCACAATCATTTAGCTTAAAATCAGCATCATTTTGAGCATTTAAGAACATATCAACTTGTTCTTCATCATTTAAATCAAGTGATGTCATTCTTTTAGCTTTTGATTCACCAAAAATATCTGATGTAACCATTATTGCATTTTTTACTCCTGTTCTTTTTTCTTCATTCATAAAATTTCCTCCTCACCCGTAGGTGTTCTGATGTCGGTCATCACCCTTATTTTTAGTGCTAATAAGCACTGAGAGTAACGAGAGGTTAACTTGTTACTCTCACTACTTATTAACAAGTAGTGAGTTAATTAAGAACTCCATATCATATCAGTTGAATCCTCAATTAACATAAGATAAGGAATGAACTTTAGCTTTCTCTTAAACTCATCTTTTTCATATTCAGTATCAAAATATTTGAAGAATGAAAAATTCTTTTCAGTATTTCTTAAATATAAGTAAATTTTATTCACTCTTTATCACTTCCTAACAACTCTTGTAATTTATCTAAAATATCTTCGTAATATCTATCACTTTCAAATAATTCAGGTTGTTTACTATTTTCTTTTAAATATTCGAATAATTTATTTATGATATTATTTAATCTTTCTATTTCTTTGTCTATTTCATTTAATGGTTCTAAAATATCAGGACTATCTTTGAATATTATTTTTAATAATTCTATTTCTTTCACTCTTTATCACCTTTTTTTAAATCTTTGAGAATATCTAAGATCATCCATAAGGTTTCTTCTAATCTACTTTCTAACGTTCCATAATCTCCACAATAATTTTCTATATTTTTTTGTAGCTTTTCAAACTTTTCATCAAGTATTTTTTCATCTAACGACTTTAATAATTCTTCACTCATTACTATCACTTCCTTTTAGTTCTTGTAAATAATCATAAATATTTTTATATTGCCAACTATAACTATCATCATCTTCCCAATATTCGTGCCACTCTAATAATGTTTTTTCTAATTCGTTTATGATGTTATTTAGTCTTTCTATTTCTTTTAATTGTCTATGTTCTATTGTGTCAGTAATGTTTCTTACATATTCAATTCCATTTCTGTTAAAAAACTCCTCAATATCAGTATCTGCATAAATTTTAATTTCTTTCCAGCCTAATTTATGTCTACATTTAACTTTGTATTCAAACTTCACTCTTTATCACTTCCTTTTAGAATATCTAATAAATGAGTTCTACAATTACTATGTTCATAGTCAATTCCCCATTCATTACTTCTTATATATTTTATTGCTTCATTTATGATATTATTTAGTCTTTCTATTTCTTTGTCTTTGTTTAATAACTTTTCTCTTAATCTATCTTCTTCTATTATTTCTACTTCATCATTTAAACAACCAACAATTACTTTTAACTCATCATCAAACCCACCATTTTCTAATATATAGTTATAGCAATCGCTTCTTTTTATGTATATTCTATTATGATATTTTATTTTCTTTGGTACTTCTTCTCCATTTGCTATCTTATTTAATAAATCTATTACTTTCATATTACCCTCCTAATCTACTTTATCTAATATTTCTAAAAGTTTTTTTCTATCAAAAACAGCAAATTCTCTATCTAATGAAATATCAAAAACCTGTCCATTTTCTATATATTCTCTTACTTCTTTTATGATATTATTTAGTCTTTCTATTTCTTTGTCTTTGTTTAATAACTTTTCTCTTAATCTATCTTCTTCGTGTTCTAATATTTCTATATAATTTTCTAATTCTTTTATATATTCTTTATCGTTTTGTATTTGTAATCTCACTCTTTATTACCTCTAATATATTTATTTCTAATATAAATACTTTCACCATTTTCTAATAAATAATGTAGATCAGCTTTAGTTTCAGATAATTTACTTTTTAATATATCTCTTTCATTTTCTAAATCAAGAATAATATCTTTATATTTCTCAATTTGTTCACTGTATTTAATATTTAATTCCATAAGTTCACTATTAAATGTTTTCATCATTAATATATACTTTAATATTTCATCATTCATTTACTACCTCATATTTAATTCCTTGTAATTTTAAACATAATTTTATTAGCCAGAATATTAACTTGCTATTAGTTTTATGTAATGTTTTACATACTTCTATTTTATCTCCATCATCACCATGACTCATACTTATATATTCATATTCAATAATTTTATACTTCCAATATTGCTTGGCTCTTATATTAACTTTACTCATATTATTATCTCCCTTTAAATTCATTATATGTTATTATCTCTACAATATTATTTGGATATTTCTTTTGATAATGATCTCTATAATCAACAGCATCTCCATAACATCTAAAACTATTTAAATACTTCATGTTCATTAATACAACATATCTCATAACAATCTAACCTCTCTTTCTTAATTATATTATCTCATAGTATTAATAATAAGTCAACACAAAATACCATTTTTTAGTACAAATTACACAAACATTAGTACTAGCATAGTAATATCAATGGTATGCG